CGGGTCTTAAAGCCAATCTTAGGCTGGAAGCTATTCTCACCAACTGCACGTACCATCTGGAGAGGTACATATGGGCAGTAGAAGAGACCAGCATCATAAGGTGAAGAACCCTTGTATCCTACAACGTAGTACTGGTTAGCACTGTTGTTTGCTGCATATGGGTCAATGTAAACCTTGTAACGACCGTTTAGAACACCTGCAAAGGTGTTGCCAGTGTCATCAACGTTAAGGTTTGCATTAAGTGCAGGAGTGTAGTCAAGGAGACCAGCATGAGTTAGTGCTGAAGCAACGTCTGCTGAGCACATAATCATGTTACCCTTTCCTCTACGAGTTCTTTGTGCAATCTGGTTTGCATCACGCTCGATTTGGAAGATGAGACCCTTGAACTTCTCGACTGACCAACGACCGTTGCTGTCAACGTCTAGGTCGAATACACCTGAAGTTGCTGTATTTAGAGTTGCACCCTGCTCAGCAATCTTGTAGATGGTTCTGATAACTTCACGGTTGATTTCAGCAAGAATCTCTGTTGAGAGAATATTTGCCAACTCGGCCTCAGCATTTAGACCGTGGATTGCCTTGAGGTCTTGTGCAAGCTCTAGTGAGTACTCAGCCTTGAGTGCTCTTGACTTTGCAGTAACGGTGACTTTCTCGATTGAGAATGCCATCTCGTTGAATGCAGATGAACCAGATCCATCAAGTGCCTCTGATTCTGAAGTGCTCATACCTTGACCTACGTTGTAGGTTTCGGTTGAAGTTGCAGTTGGGTTTAGAAGACCTGGATTTGAACCAGACTGTGCGGTTGTACCGAAACCAACACCAGAGTTGGTCATACCTGCGGTATTACCATAACCAGCATTCTGACCAGAGAATGAGGTATCTGCTTCGTTGAATAGTGCTTCTGCACCGTTCTGATCTACGTACTTCGAACGCATTGCGAAGATAAGACCAGTTGGAGCATTCATTGGTTGAACACCTGCTAGGTCATATGCGACCAAGTTAGGCATCGAACGACGAATGAGTGAAATTAGAACTGGATCGAAACCTGCAACAGGTGCTGATGCACCACCACTGAAACCTGCAGCACCAGTGCCGCTTGGATCAGTGTTTACGGTTGGGGTCTCATAGAGAAAGTCACGCTCTTCACGTAGTGCTCTCTCTTGGTTTTCTAGCAGGATGGCAGTAACTGCTCTACGGTGTGCATCTTTGATTTCACCTAGACCGTTATAGTCTAGGAGAGGTGCCCACTTCTCCTGCAGATGTTCTGCGTTGAACATTTGCATTGTTTTTACCTCTTTATGGAAATTGTTAGTTTGATTTTCTTATGATATAAAAATCACTTTTTGGAAACTCTCTCAAGTGCTTGAAGATACATACCCATTGTACCAGTAACTGGCTGTGAGTAATCAGTTTCTTCAACCATATAATCTTGAGTGCTTCTCTGAGTAACTACATTAGATGGGAAGTATGATTCCCTCAATGCCACTAGTTTCTCACGATAGTCTTCTTCACTACCAAACTCAACATTTTCTGCAAGAGAAGCAAGCTTGTCTTTCTGCGAAAGTGCAAGTCCTTCAGAAACTTCCGCAAAAATTACGTCAGTTACTGATTCTGCTAGTCTCTTATTTAGAGCAACGTTTCTTTCGATTTGCTCGTTGAGTTTTGTCTCCATTTCATCAAGTTTTTCTACCATGCTCTCAAGCACATCATATCTATCTTCAGGGATTGTTACATAATGTTCTTCAAAAAGACCCTTCATTCCTGAAAGGAATGATTCAGTCATCTCGGTCTTGATACCTTGCTCAACTGCAAGTGCATTCTCTTGAATCCACTCATCTGCAACGTACTCAAGATATGAGTCGATTCTTTCAGTCAACTCTTCTTTAATTGCTTCAACTTCTTCTACAAGTCTCTGCTCATAATGATGTGAAATTGCTTCTTCGATTTGCTGAGTTCTAGCATTCAAAGCAGCCTCAAAGACAGTTTTTGCTCTGTCTTTGAACTCTTCGGAGAGTTCTTCACCAGATAGAAGAGCATTTACATCCTCTTCAATTTCATTCTCAATAGCAATGAATGCTTCCTTCATTGCCTTTTCTTTCTCATCCTCTTCGTCCTCTTCATCTTCTTCTTCATCATCTTCATTTTCATCTTCTTCATTTTTCTTAGAAGACTTCATTGCAGCTTCTTCGAGTTCTTCTTCACCTTCTTCGAGTTCAATCTCTTCTTCTACAAGATCCTCATCTTCCAACTCTTCGGAATCTTCTTTCATTCCTTTCATTGGATCTGCGGACTTAGCACCTTTGTTTACAACATCCTTAACTTGTGCCAAAGTTGCTCCAGGAGTTTTCAACTTTGCTGAGTCATCAGTAGACTTATAGTTTTCTGGAGTAGGACCCCCGAGATCTTCCCAATTACCAGTCTGCCCATCGGGAATTCCAGTAGTTAATTTATGCATTGGTTCTGCTGCCTTAGCATTTGCATTCACAGCAGTTCTAGATTGTTTAGTGCCTGTTTCCATTTCTTGTAAATTTTTACCACGGGACATTTGAACTCTCCGATTTTACTTATATCGTGATTCTATATTTATTTATAAATTAAAGATTTGATAAAAAGTCTTGGAACAGATTTAACTTCTGTTCGTCAAGTGCTTTTTGGTCAACTAATGTATTTATTCTCTTATAAGTCTTTTGTGCTGCTTGTTCTCTGAGAATTCCTCCTTCCCAAACCCACTCTTTTCCTTCCATAATTCCCTGAACAAATGCATCAGGTGCAGATGGGTCAGCAACGATGTCAGCAGCAGTTGCTAACATAAAGTCTTCACCAACAACTGAGTATCCTTCATTCGTTGGCATCAGTGAACCAACACCACGGGAAGAAACACCAAGCATTACACCTTCACCGAGAAGAGATGCAGCAATCTTGCCCATTGGGGTCTCAAGAATTTTTGCCTTTCCGATGAAGTTACTTCCATCTCTATAAAGTTCACAAATTTTATGTGAAACTCTATCAAGGTTTACAGTTGGTCCATCGGGATGTCCGAGTTCTCCGAGAGCACGACCCTTTTGGATGAAATTCTCATTATATCTTTTAACCTCTCTTTCAAGAGTTCTCATTTCATAGAGTCTCTTGTTTCTGTTTGGTTTATCTGCTTGGAGGAAGATACCTTCAATAAAAAGGGATTTTTTACCGTTCTTTTCTTCGGTAATAACTTTAACCTTTTCGATTTCTTCTGTGATTAGTTTCATTGTTCTTAGTTAGTAAATCCTACTTTTGCTGCTTTAACAGTATTTGCAGATGCAAAAATTACATCAGTTGGAAGTTTTTGTAAGAATTCAACAGTTCCATTTGGCATTGTAAATGTCATAGTTGATGCCGCACCAACAGCAGTAGAAATACTTACAGTCGCAGCAGCACCAGAACCGTTATATAGTCTTACACAAGTAGCTTCACTAATACTTGATGCCGTGCCAGCAGTAGTTGGCATTGCAATCTCAGTTGTAATTATTTTAGTTCTTTGCATTGGTATAATAAAGACCTTATTAGTTATTTATTAAATTATCTTTGTTCAATCCAGTTTAAAACCGCAAGTGCTGTTTTGTTGGAATTAGGGCTTGCACAAGCGATAGTGTAAGTATCGCTGATTGTACCAATACCACTTCTACCCAACTGCAATGATGCTTTACTATCAACTTCAATTAACTGAGAACCACCGCCAACAGTAAAACCATTTATCAATGGAGTTCCACCACTCAATGCGGTTGCTGTAGTATCATATTGTATGAAAGAGTTTGGGTCTGGATGATTTACCCAACTTGCCCCAGTAAGTGTTGTATTTTCAATCAATCTCCAATAAACATTGGTGTTATCATTTGTTGCTGCTTGCAATGACCTTAAAAGCATCACAGCAGTCAAGTTATTTGATTTCAAACGAAGACTTATAATTGGATAAAAAGTATTTGCTGCAGTCATCGTTGTCCCAGTGATGGGATTTGAAATACTCAAAAGAGTTCCAAGTTTTTCTGGTTCTCCTTCTTGAATAAGAGAATTCGAACCTTGATAGAGATAATGAGTTCCTGCAACACCAGTTACGTTCTCTAACTCGCAACGAATTGGAAGGAATGGTGTAGAACACCAAACCGCATTGTTTGTATTTGAATTATCAAAAGTATGACTAGGAATAGTTTCGTTCTTCATCAACCAATTAAACTGAACCATTCCTGCACCATACCATTCATAATTAATAGAAATCATTTGTTGTTTAGTTGGGTCTGCAGTTACTCCTGTATATCCATTCCCATCAAACTTTTCACCATTCCAATTAT